ATCACCCAGCAGCAAGACTCCACCGGATCAATCGTCAACGCGCAATGCCTACCGGCAGCAAGATGAGCACGAGCCTCCTGCTCCGCATCAAACGTCTCAGTAGCCACACCATCAGAAGAACTCCCACGCCACACATACTTCGTCTTTGACACGTACACAGACTCCTGCTGCCCAGAGGCCGCAGTCACCGTATACGTCCTAGCGCCACCACAAGAACCACACGCCATCTAAGCCCCCACCTGATCCCACAGAGCAACCGCTACCCTGTTCGCCCTCACCGCAGCACCAAACGTCTCCGGATCAACCACAGCCATAGAGCCACTATCCCACGGAGCCTTCAACCCCGGGTCATCAAAATCTTTCGCCATACGACGGTACAACGCAGACACCCGGCGTTTAATCGTCTCTTTATCCGACGCAGGAATATCGGCGGCGTTTACGCCACGCCCACCCGCAACAGCGAACACCGCACGCGGAACAGCCTTCAGCTCCCCGTCGATAACATCAGCAAACGGCAACTTGTAGGAGCCCTTCAGCTTCGGATTGGCGTCCTCATCCTGATACAAGAAAGCCCGCCGGTACTTGTTTACGTCCAGATCATCACCACCGGCCCACTCAAACACCCGGGCCGTAGCCGCCGCCGAATCCCACTCCCGCTCCCGTGAAGCAAACGGCAACCCAGTGTCGCCCACCACCCGAAACGCAAACGCCACCAGCTCAGGCTCCACCTCACCAGGAGACAACGACTTTATTTCAGCGTCCTCAAACGCCGGAATATCCACAATCGTCGCACCCATCAAACGACCAGACACCGGCTCAATATCCGCCGACATGTGCCTGACGAAACCGTTACGGATCTTGCGCACCACATCCGCTGCGGTGGCGTCAGCCACATCAAACCGGCCCCCACCCCACAACTTCGAGTCCTCAATCCACACCCGGTCAATACTGCCAACCTGCACCGCACCGGTATGCGCACCCCAATCCGCAGGCTGATACCGCAACGGCAACGGCAACCGGCGCGTATTCGGGCCGCCAACCATTTTAATTTTCCGGCCAACCGCATCCGGTGTATTCAACGGGGCAATAACACCACGCCACTGAACATCAGTCATGACACCACCTCAAAACTCAACACACACCGGCAATTCATGATCTCCTGCGCAGGCCCAAACGGGTCATGCGGAAATCGTAAAGGAAAACCACCCACCATAAACGAACCCGCAAACGGCACAGACGTGTTATCGACGGCAGCATGCGACATGCGGGTACGTGCATCATCCACCGCACGCCACGTCTTCAACACCTGCCGGCCCCGATTCGCCTGACCCTGAGCCGCCGTATTCGTCGCAGCGTTCACCGCCCACGCCGCAGCATTAGACGCAGCCACACCCACCATGCCAGTCCACACCACCGCACCAGCAACCAACAGGGCGCCAATCAACGCTGCCTTGTCGCCAGCGACCTGGAACTCCTCCGATGCAACGGAACGTGTCGTTTCTTCCAACACCCGCGTAGGGATGTGCGGATCATTAACCAAAACAGAAACCTGTGTAACAAATGATGCAGTAGCGGAACCGATGAAAGACTCATCGCTCACCCCCTCTGCACGCAGCTGATCGGCGAACTCCCTGGCCAAAACAGGCAACACCCGTGACGTGAACAGCTCCGGCCACGCCTGCGACGGCCACATCACCCAATCAGGCCGGGCCGGGTCACGAAACACTGTAGAACGAATCAGCCCTAGATACTCGCCCAACGCATCGAACACAGCGACACGGGTCGCGTCCTCCGCGGCTTCCAAATCCTGCAAACTAGCCACCGGACGCCGCCAAACGAGCACGCAAACGAACCGGGTCATACGTGTCTTGGAAAACCACTAACTCACGCGCGTACTCGACCGCGTTCCGCAACATCGGGTTTTCTTCCAAACACGACCCGTATTTGTCGCGCGCCGTACACACAGCCTTATCCCACGCCTTACCATCCGTCTGCCGAAACACCACATGGCGCGACAACGCTGGTACCTCGGCCAACACCTGACGGTTTTCCCGACCCGAATGCGTCAAAATCCACTGGCCAGCCGTACACAACAAATCCCGCACCAAAAGCTCGGCAGCCGAAAACTCGCCCGACTCCGTCAACTCCGGTCGGGAAGGAGGACCAACCTTCACAGCCCCCGAAGACCGCTCAGACCTCACCTTCAAAACATCACCAGCACCCTGCTCGTCAGGGAAGTCTTCCGGATACCCGGCAGCCACACGGGCCTCAGACACCGAAATGATCCCCTCACGCTTCAAATCGATCGCCTCAGGTGTCCTGTTCGGGCGCGTCACCAAATCGGAGAAGTCCGGCACCACAGCCCACTGCTTACCCAACAGCGGCGCCACCACATTGATCGTCAAATGGTCGCAAATCGTTTGAGCCAGCGGAGCGATATCAAACTTGAGATCCTCCTCAGACAGGTGCCAACCCGTCCAATGATTGACCTCACCAACACCGGTAATCATCTCCGTCGGCATCGGCTGCCCTGCCGCATACCGGCGAATCTCGGTGTCCCGCAGCTCCTTCACCGACTTGTCGAAATCCGACCAAAACGTCAGGGGCTTGTCCGGGATCTTCTCAATAATGTCCCCGGGAACCCAAGAGATCACCGGGGCGGCGGCCTCAGCCGACTCCGGGTTTTGTATCGCCGTAGAAACAGCTTTGTACAAGTTGTTTTGGAACTCTTCCTCCGGCGACGTGTTCTTCTCCGTACTCGACGGCGTAGGCAACGCCATCTCCTGCGGCAGAAACAGCAGGCCGCCACCGGTCATACGCGACCGGGACGCTGCTTTCACCGCAGCGTCCATGTGCTGAATCTTGTCCAGGGTAGAAATAGCGCCCCGAGTAGGGGAATCGGCGTCCCAAAAATCGTGGGGGTGCGGAGTCCACAAACGCATAATGTTGAACTGCGCCGCATTCGCATCAATCAACACATCCACACCCGTCAGCGGATGCCTAATGCGCACATAGCCGGCACGTCTCCCAGTTGCATCAATGTACAACTGGGATCGGTTCACATGATCCGGTGGAAGAATCAGCCACTCTTCCGTGCCGTCATCCTCGAGAATAACGTTGTAGGTTTCCCCCACAATCGTCAAATGCTGCGCAATCCTCGACAACGCCTCTGCGTGCTTAGAAACCCCGCCAAACAGCAGCTCTAAAACGGCGCGGGTTTGTGGATTGTCTACAATTTCCGGTTCAAGCTCGGACAAGTTCGCGATCTGCAACGTCACCTTAGACAAGGCCGCAGCCCGGTAGCCGACCACCAGACGCATCTCAGGAACAACGTCGTAAAACCGCCACGCCTTTTCCTGCCAATTCGACGACGTAGCCGGTGTTTGTGTCGTGATAGGGCCCGAGGCCAAACTCATTGACGCGAAGGTGCGCACTGTCGGTTTAGAACGCCACCGGAACAGGTCACGCAGCGCCATTAAGCCACCACCCGCTCTATAAATGACACGATTGTTATTTACGCAGAGAGTACAAGAAAACCCGACAGGTGGGTTTACGCCACTAGTCCCTATCGATTGATACAGCTACCAGCACAACCGCCTGCGACAAGGTGAGCGCTAAAGCGGGCAGTGTGAACCACGGCGACTCGCTGCAAAGGGTGGCCCAGGCCGCGACCAAAGCGCCTACCCACATGCTCATGCAAGGGGGGCACGTCCACAGTTTCAGCCACCAGCCACGCGGAACAAGGTTGATAACCCACATGCGTGGACTGTCGAATATGGTGTCCTTGGTGATTAAACGAGTTAGACGCATTGCTGCACCGGCGGCCAGAAGCAGCACCATCATGGACATTGGTTGCATCCCTCGATCTGGTAGGAGCGAACACCCTGAACGTCAGGCTCTAAGAAAACGTACACATCGCACACATACCCGGCGTCAGTCATGCACTGATCGCACCACACCTCGTGTACGTACACATCGATCGGAACCCTAGACACGCCAACCTCAGACACCAGCCATGCGCATTCCAAATCGTCGCCCACCAAAAGGTGGCCAGCCACAAAGCGTTTGCTCGTCATGAGATCGGCAACGCTGGTAGGGCAGGCAGAGCGTCATACGACATCAGGCGGGTTCGCTGATACGTCGTACCCGCCAAAA